CCTCTCGCATAATCTTGGACAGTTATGATCGGCTCTTTTATTATTTTTACTGTGTCGCCAAAATTTTCAATTTCTCCAGCGTAATCAGTGTTAGTTATATCCTCTACCACTGATGCTCTTCTGAAGAATTTTTGAACCTTCTGACTAAAGATTTGTGGAGTGAAATTACCTTGAGGTAAATTCGAATATCCACCAGCACTTCCAAAAGCCATGGTTGTACCCTCCTATTGTTTAGTTAGATTGTTAACGTTGTTCAATCCTACCTTCTAAACGAGCAAGGTCTATATCTTTCTCATGCTTCTCAAATTGTGCAGGTTTTAATCTAGCTATTTCACTAGTAGTCCAGATTTTCTTTTTAGGAGCCTCTGACTCTGCACTTTTACTAGTTTTAGTAATTGCTTTAGCAGCTTCTTTTTTAATATCCTTTTCTTCTTTTTTAGTTAATTTACTTTGGCCAGTGTCCATTTTATATAGATCAATAGCCCTAGCAGCTAACTGTGCATTAGATGTATTTTCATACAGCCAACCTTGAATAGTAGGATCTTGATTTGCAGCCCATTCATGAAATGAATCTTTCGATCTAATTTCACTAAAGTCAGGATGCAATTTTAAAAGTTCTACTTCAGCTTTTTCTTTTGCAATTTGTTCTTGCTGGAGTTGAAGATTTTTATACTTATCTTCAAGTTCTGCAGTTCGAGTAGTTGCTTTGTTCATTGCAATGGTTTCAACCATATCATAAACATCAGGGTACTCTTTTCTCCATGCCTCTAATTCATCTTTTGATTTAGGTGGCACAAATTGTTTTGTACTAGACTCTAATTGAGTACGCAAGTTTCTGACTTCGTCCTTGTGTTTATTAATTGTAGAATCATAGTGTTTTTTCAAATCGTCATAACGTTTCTTAAAAACACGATCTTCAGCTTTAGCAGGGCGTTCAGCGATAGGAGTAGCCTTTGTTTCTGATTGTTCTGCAGTCTCTTCAGATGCATCGGTGTCCGTCTGTTCGGTTGCTGCGGTTGCCTCTTTTTCTTTTTGTTCCCTTTGATACTTAGCTAATTCACCTTTAGCAAAAGCCTCAGTTTCAGCATCGACTTCTCGATTCTTCTTATAAGGTTCTGATTCTGGTAACTTAGCTTTAGTTTCTTCAGAAACTTTTTTTTCTTCTTCCATTATTTTTCCTCACGGTTGAGTGCCTTATGGATAAGGGTAGCTCAAAAACTATGTAGTTTGTGGGCTAGTCATTATACCTTGACTAGGTGGCACATTGTTATTGTTTCCATCTCTTTGAACCATTTGTCTAAAATTTGACATAGATCCAAATCTCTCAAGAATAATACTTCGAGGGATACTAACGGTGTTTTCACCTATTCCAAATTCAGGGAACATATCCTGTCCAAATACTTTATTGAGAACATTTTTAAAAGATGGTGTTAAATGAATATTTAAAATTCGTTTATCATCATCTTTCAAATCTTGTAAATTAACTTTAGGTTGTTCAACTCTATCAGGAGTTACTCTTTCTGCTACAGCTTTTTGTGTAGGCATTTTTAATGGCTTTAGTTTAGCAGGTTTTTTATTCATTATACCTGTTGTGCTAAATGCTGTTTGATTTGTTAATGGTTGTCCTTTATAATCAACTGCCATAATTAATATCCTCCTGCTCCTGCTGCCTCATCATCTGCTGCTTGTGATGCTGCTGCATCAGCTGCGGCTTGACCTCCAGCATGACCTGAATCATCATTATTATTATCATAATCATATGCTGGTGTATTTATTGTTTTAGTTTTATTAGGATCGTAAGCTCCTTCACTAGCTTCAGCAATAGCATTTGTTTTAGAAAATTTAGAACCATATGCTGCTTCATATCCCATTCCTGGTTTTGAAACATCTCCCTCTGCTAGATCTGCACCAAATCCTGTATAATTATACATTGGATCTTTTGGATTATAGTAATCATCTAATAAACTTTTACCATAATTTCTTACAGCTGGTCCTATTATATTTCCAAAAGGAACTATACTTTCTATTATATTTCTAGCAATTTTAGGTGTTTCTGAATATTTAAATGCACCAAGTTTAGATTTTTCTTTAAAAGTTAAACCGCCTATTATTTTTCCTTTATCATCTTTAGCGGCAAGTGTTTGAAAACTATCATCTCTTATACCACCTGATCCTGGATCAGAATCATTTTCTCTAATAAATATATTTAAAATTTCTAATTGTTTTTCTCTGCTAAATGTATCACTAGAAGTAGAAGTAAATTCATAATCTGTTGATACAGTTCTTGTTGGTTTATATTCTCCAATAGTAAAATCTGTTTTTATAACAGGAGCTTTACCTTCTACAGTATTTTTAACTAGTGATGGATTACCATCAGCATCATAGCTTAAAGAATACTGTGTTGCCATTAGTCACCCTCTTTATTGAGTTTGTTTGTTGTTGGAAGGGTCAGTAATTGGCGAAGCAAAACCAGCTTCCCCTGGCATCGGAATATTGCCAACTCCGATGTTGCCCCCTCCATTTCCTGTTGGATCTGTGACTGAAGCTCCTTCAGGTACTTTTCCAACTGTTGCCATTGGGTCTTGTTCTCCAACAGCGGCTGTATTGTTTTGATTTCCATTTGCCATCCCCATTATTTGTGCATAGATAGCTGCTTTCTCTGGATCATTAATTAATTGATCAGGATCAATATCTAATGCTTTTGCTATTTCTTTTAAACATGTATGCCATCTAACAAAAGGTGCTAATGCTGGATTAGCTGCTGTTTGCATAAATGTCATTAATCTTTGTGATCTAACTTCTTTCTGCATTAATGATGATGTACCTCTTGCTTTAATTTCAAGATCACCTTTAATGTGTGGCATATCTGCATTAAATTGCATATTCCAATGAAAGAAACTATCACCTAGGGGTTTAATTAAATAGTCATCAATATTCTTAATAACTGTTTTAATACTTAATGCTGCAGCTCCCATTAACATTGACATACCTGCTGCAGTTCTAGTTGTAGATTGTACACCTGTTGTACCATGTGAATATGATGGTATTCCAGTTGCTTCATCTGCTAGTTGTCTAAATCTATCAAACATCATCATATTTTCCTGTGTACTATTAGGAAATTTAATTGCGTTAATAGATGTTCCTGGTTGACCACTTTGTCTTCTAAATATTTTACCAGGAAAAATTTTCATATCTTGACCAGGTGCTAATTGTGTTTCATCAATATCAAAAACTAAATTACCTGATAAAGCTAAATTATCAATAGCCATTCTTGCATGACCATTCATAATTTGTTGAGAGTCTTCCATATTTTCTGGAACACCAACTCCAAAAAATTGATATGGATTTAATTCATATGGACAAACCATAAAAGGTAATCTAGTTGGAGTAAATGGATTCTCTACCATTCTTAAAACTTTATTACCACAAATCCAAGCATTAACACTTACAACACTTTTCTCACTTTCAATACCACACTGTTTAGCTAAATCTTTATCAAGTATACCCCAATACTCTAATACTTCATATCTATTTTTATAAATAGTTTCTACAGTTTCTCTATTGTATAAAGAAGATTCATATCCTCTAACTTGATAATTAGGACCTTCTTCTAAACAATGATCAATCATTTCCTCATCAAAGAAAGGCATTTTTCTTAGATCAGAAAATTGTTGTCTATTTAATGAATGTCTTTGTATTACATAATCACAATCACTAATACTGGTAGCATTAGGATCTGCATAAAAATTCCAACATGATACTGCTTCTATCTTTGGAACTGATTTAATTTTTTTAATATATATTGATGTATCTTCTTGTTCTTCAAATGAATGATATTCTTTATCAAAACTAAATGGTCCTTTTAAAATACCAGTTCCTAATAAACACATTTCAAAAAATACATGTCTTAAAGTTGTAATAGCTTCAGACTCTTCTAATTGATCATGTATTAATTTTTCTAAATTCTTTGCACCAATAGCTGCTGGTTCTATTTGAGGTTCACCTACATTTGCTGGACCTTCATCAAAACCTACATTCTCATATTCTTGTGCTAAATTTTTCATTAGCATATCAGCTGTTGCACCTGGTGGTATTTCTCTACCATCACCTTTAAATCCATATGGATCTTGTGGTTGTTCTGGTGCTTGCTGCTTCTGTTGTTTTAAATGTGCGTATTCAGCTATATCTTCTGGGACTGGAGTTGGTGATATACCTAATGGAAATTTACCAGCAGAAAATAAAACTTCAATGATTTGACCAAACGCAGCTAACACTTTAGTCTTTGTTATTTTAACAAAAACTCTAGACTTTTCATTTGTACGAAAAGCCATTTCAGGACCATACAATCCTCTATAGTTTCTATAAGCCTTTAGCCATCT